TATCTTCTAATAAAAAATTAATTTCATCAGCGTCTAAGTGTGATTTTGTTTTATTGTAATACTCTTTTAACAAAGTATCGCCGTCTACGTTGTCGTAATTAGCGTTAAGCCTAACATAGTCTTCAATACCTCCTCCTGTTTCTTTCATAAACGAAACAAGACTTTCTAAATTCTCAGGCACATTTGTAGACTGGCTAGTTGCTTCCTCTGGAGTTACGTATTCCTCTGCAGGTTGTTCTCCTATTACTACAACTTCTTCTTCTTCTAGCTCTTCTTCTACGCTTTCTGTAATAACAGGGGTTTCTTCTTCTGTTTCCACTACTTCTACTACCGCGCCGTCTTCTGAGCTTTCGCTTTCAACAATTTCTTCTTTTTCTTCCGAAGATGGAGGGTTAGACAAATCTACTTTGTAAACCTCATCTTGTTTTTTAGGGCTACCTAAAGTTACTTTTTTTACTTCTGACATAATATAATATAATATAAATTAATAAACTGTTTTTATCTAGGGGTAAACTGCTCTAACCCAAAGCCTCCTAAGTTGTCAAACCCGGCAGACTCAAAATCCTTAGGCAAAGATTCGTTTTGTCTTTGCTCAATAAGCTGACTTTGTTGAGTAGCTTGTATTTTTGTTCTTTTATCTTTTCTGTTTTCTTTTTCGGTTTCAACTTCTACTTTAGCAGACGAATGAGCCTTAGCTAACTGCATGTTATATTGAAACTCTTGTTCCATTAGTTGCTTTTTTATTTCTGCTTCTTGTTGCAGTCTTTGTACGCTTAGCTGAGATTTTGATTGTTCTATTTGTATCTTAGTTTGCGCTAATGCTTGTTGTTTTTGGACCTCTGCCATAGCAGCAGCTTCAGATGCTTGAGCGTTGGCTTGTGCTTGCGCTTGCATGTTAGCTCGTTGTACAGCTTGATCCCGTTCTTCTTTAGCTATTCTTCTTATTTTGATTACTTGATTAGCTAAATTTAGATTTTTTATTTTTCTAATATCTATAGCGTCTTCCAATAGTATTTGACCGGACTGCAACGCTACTTGTATATTTTGTTCTAAAATAGCCTTATCTTCTTCTTCCGGTTCCATTTGTAAATAAATACCAAAGTCGTGTGTGTTTTCTTTAGATATTTCCAATAGTGTTTCTACGTTGCTCGCGGAGATAGAAGACTTTAAAGATTCTCTAGTTAAAGGAAACTCAAGAGCGTCAGCTACCCGTAAAGAAATGTTTTCACAAGCGCGGAGCGACAGGTAAAGACTGCTTTGCAATATATGTCTAGTAGCTGTATTAGAATTAGCAGCTGCTAATTTTTGCAATCCAACTAAAGCATTTTTGTCAGGAGTACTTCCGTCTCTCGCTTCGTTAAGCCCTGTTACGTCTCTAATCATTTGTAAGTAATACTGGTACGTATTAATTAAAGAAGATATTTTACCTTGGCCAGAAGACGATGATAATTCTTGAATTGGTACTTTTCCTCTGTTTAGGTCGCCGTCTTGGGTTAAAGATCTACCAACTACACTACCCGTTTGAAAGTACATATTAAGCGCTTCAGCTGGATTGTAAACGGTTCCATTGCCAAGATCAACTTCTGCTAAACCGTCCATATCTAAAAATACACCGTCAGGCACTATCCTAGACATTACTTGTTGCAGTTTTAAGTGAGTCAGCTGAATCATATCCGCAAACCCTGTAATTTTACCTACTAAGGATTCGATTTTGCCTTGATACATTTTAGGAGCACAAAGACTGTAGTTCATTTTAACTCTAGTGGTATCTGCGTAGGGTCTTGACATATTCTCAGCAAGCTCCCACTGTAATAAAGTATTTGTACCTAAAGCTTTCACTCCTTTATATACAACCTCAATGCTTCTGGAAACTTTTTTGAAAGTGTCGTTCGGGGGCGGATTAAAATCGTCAGACTTTTGTATTACTTTTTCTAAACCCTGCTCGGTTTGTTTTAGTTTAAATACTTGATTTACGTAAGTTTTATACTCGAAGTATATTAAGCTAATTTTGTTTGAATCGTAGTTGTTTCTTCCTGAGGCCCACGTAGTGTTAGCCGGGCTCTTTTCTATTTTTTCTAATTCAGATTCAGATAGACTAGGAAATTGTTTTTTAAGCTCCGCTAGATCTATGTCTTTAATCTCTCCTACGTAGTATAAGTCTTCGAAGTTAGGGTCGTCTGTGTATGACCAAACAATATTAGCAGGGTCTACGTATTCTACGGTAACACCTTCTGCTTTATTGAAGCCTGTTTTAAAAGCTCCGATGCCTAGAACAACTAAATCGTGATTAATTCTTCTTCTAGTTAACTCAAACTTGTTTTTCTGTAAAACGTCGTTTATTACTTCTTCTTCAGCTATTTCAACAGATTGCTTATAGTCTAGCTGCATGTGTAGCTCTATTTCTTCTGCTGTTTCTGGAATGCCGTCAATTGATCCAGAATTAGAAGCATCAACTCCTAGATTTTCTTTTATAGCTTGAAGCATTTTTTTATTGTACATGTCAGTAATTAAACCGTCTACGTAACCAGTTCGCTTCTTCTGGGAAAAAGGATCTTGAGCAAATGCTTTTATTTCGTAACTTTTTTGCGATATACCATTAACAACAATATCAACAAACTTACCTATAATAGGTACAGGTTTCCAATCTAGGTTTAAGTACGATAAATCTCCATTAATAGATAACTCATCTTTATACTTCTGTATAGATTGCTCTCCTCTAGCGTAAAGCCTTAAATTATGGAAAGTAGAGTATTGATTACCAAATCTACTATTGGACCTAGTTCCTCCAAACCACTCGTGCTCTATAGCCTGAGCGACTTTTAAACCGTATTCGTAACTGTTTTTTTCTTCGTTACTAACTACTTGTGATGGAAAGGAACTATTTGTATTAGTGTAAACCATTTATTTTATTATTTTTGAAACGCTTCCGTTGTTATTGTACTTTTTAATACCTAAAATTACAGGATTATATTCTTTCTTAGCTACAGGTCTGTATCTGTTTTTATTGCAAGCCATTATAGCTAAACCAGAACTGATAGACGCATCGTGCTTTGTTCTATTGTTTATATTAAATTTAGCCCAATCTTCTAGAGTGCGTTGCATATACATATTGCCATATCCTTCTCCTAAAAAACCTACGTGTGTCTCTATATACGATTCAATAGCTGCCGCATGGGCTTGTTTTATATCTTCGCTAGAGTTTGGTATTCCACCAATTTCTTTTTCAGTAACCGATAGTTTGTTCCAAACTTTGTCTGGTCTGTTCATGCTAAAACCTCTGTATCCTCTTCTTTTAAAGTGATAAAGCAACCTAGGCTTGTTATTTTCGCAAAGTATAGGCATTCCGTAAAACACGCAAGCCATCAATACATCTTCAAAAAACATTTCAGCAGTTTGCGGCCTTGCTATATATTCTAAGAAAAAACAATTAGGAGGAGCGTCTTCCATACTGAATTTTGTTAATCCGTGAAGTGCTCCGTTAGATCCTCTTTTGTCTACTGTTCCAGATATATCATAACTGTCACAACCAAAAGCACCCATGTGCTCGTTACCTGGGTGTCTTACTCCGTTCTTTATTATCACCTGGTTTTGCAAGTTATTCGGTGGAACCCATGATATTCTAAATCTTCCGTCTTTATTTGGGTAAAATATTACACGGGTATCTTTAATACCGTCTTCCCAAGCAAAGCTACCTGTTGTCACAATAGCGGTGTTTTTAAGATCTTCATTGTAATCTACTTGCTCGTATATTTTAGAGAGATTAAATATAGATTCTTTTGCTTCGTCTCTAAACGCGTGCTTTTCTGTTCTAGGAAATTGTCTATAAAATTCGTTCAAACCATCCTGGTCATCTTTTAATCCTTCGACTTCGTTATCCCAGTGATCTATAACACCTAGACTAATTATTTCTCCATCAACCCCTTTAACCGGTTCTTTTGGCGTATCGAATACAGGTAAGCCATGAGCGTCAATGAATCCTTCGTAGTTCCATTCCATAGGTATGAACAAAGAATATAGTCCTGAGCCAGTTTGTCCGTTGCGGTTTCTTTTATTAACATCAGAGTTTTCGTATAGTTTTTTAAAATTCGCTCCTCCTTTCTCTAAAGCGTTAGATGTTGATCCCATCATGCACTTGCCAATCACCTTGCTACCTAGTCTTAAACAGGTTTTAGTAACTCGCCAGTTATTTAAAATATTATCTGGCTTTTCCCACTTTCCACTTTCGTCGTGTACTAGTAGTTTTAATTTTTCACCATCATAACTATTGTCCCCAGTGTTCTTCCAGTCAATCGTGGTATCTAGCCCTACAAGCTCTTGTAGCTGTTCGTTAGAATCTAGTTTTTTTCTGGTTAACTTACTCGCGGGTATTCTATACGCTAATTCAGTCTTAGGCCTATCCATACCATCTTGTATCGGTTTAAAGAAAAACGGATAGTTAATAGAAATTGGCACAACCTTGTCTGTAAACATTTTTTTAGCATCTGAACCGGATTTTGATAATATAACGAATCTAGCATCGCTGGAAATTGTTGCTTGGTTTGTTGTTTCTGCTGACGACATAAAAGAAAATCCAGAACGTCTATTTTTTAAATAGCACATACCATAACTTCTTTTATCTGCTTTACAAGCTTCCCAAAATATAAAGAACAATCTATTCGATTCTCTAAAGTCAGGATGTCCGACATCAATCTTTGTCCACTGCAGGTACATATAATGAGTACCTGTTACATAAGTTGGTTTACCGTTATTGTAAAACCAAAAACCTTCGTCTCTGTGATTAAACTCTTGATCGATATAGTCATACCATTTTTCTTTGAAGTCAGATGGATATGTTTCCCAATCGAATATGCTTTTTATCTTGCTTAATTCTTTTGGATATTCTTTAGCCTCCCAGAATTGCTCATCTTTTTTATCTGAGCGTTTATGTATGTTTTTTGCTGCCTTAGGTAAAGCGACTTTAAAATTCTGGATATCATAAATTTCTCCAATCTCTCCAGTTTTGCTAATAACCACGATATCATGCTCAGCATTGTAACCATACTCCCATTTTTTGTAGCGATTCATTCGCTTTATTACCTGAGGCTTTATGTGACTGTCATCTACTTTATATAGGCTTTGCTCGTACATACTATTTAGATCTACGTTCTGCAAAACCCCCAAAAGCTTTTTCTTCCTTTGCCTCCTTAGGTTTTTCGTTTAACTTTTCTTCTTCTTCTTCTATTCTTTGAAGTATTTCAAAAGCATCAAATATAGCTAATTTTTTAGTAGCCGCTGCGTTTTTTAACTTATCTGCTGACAAGTCATCTTCTGAATCTACGATAGATTCTTTTGCTACTTTTATTAACTCCTCAACGGCTTTTTGCCCAGCCTGGATTATATTCTTTTTCGTTTCCTTTGTATTCATATTTAATTACAATATCATTTGATTTCATACAGTATAATCGTTGGCCGTCTATAACAAATTCAAACTCTCCAAAAGGTTTGTAACCTATTAAGTCTCCAGGTGCTATTTTAAGCTCTTCTAAGGACTTATTACCGTATTTTAGTATACCAATATGTTTTTGCTCTTTTTCTAAGCTAAAATCACTTGTTTCTTTTATAGGAGCAACGAAGCAGTACTCTAGATTTGTGTACCAAGTATTTCCTTGCTGGTACATGTATATTTGACTAGGATCACAAAAGTACGTATTGTCTTTAAAATATAAACTACCGTTTTTTTCTTTGCCTTTTATGTCGTAAAATCTTCTAAATATGTTATGATGTATAATTACAACGTCTCCTTTTTTTATATCGCTTTTAAACGACAAGGGAGTTGACACAACTACTGCTTTTTTACTTATTGACTTATAGTCTTCTATACTCGCGTTCGTTATAAGCTCTTTTCCGTCTATAGTAACTTTATTGTCGTACCTTTCCTTGA